AAAGATATATCAGTATATCAAACCTGCTGCTGAGAAAGGACCAGCACCGATTACGCTGCCGATCATCGGGACACTGACATTTACGGCAGCGGATGTTGACAGTCTGTATGCCTATATCATGCAGAGCTGAGAAAGGAAAGCAAGATGAACAAAGAACACATATCCGATTATAAAGCACGGCTTGAGAAAGGGCTGGCTGAATTTATGGAGCTGCCCGTTACCGAGGGCTCCGCTGAGGCGGTAAAGAGTATGATAGAGTGTCTGGATGCTGTCGAGCATCTGGAGCACTGCGGACATCATTCCGCTGCGCTGACGCATGAAGACATCATGTATTGGTACTCCAAGATGGAGAACGACGACGGCACGACCGGCGGGCATTGGACGCTTGACCAGACTAACGCCGTCGCTGCCGCTATGGACGTGAGGTTCGAGCACATATCTGCTTGGTGCTGGAACGCGACCATGAACATGATGTACTCCGACTACTACAATACCGCGATGAAATTCGGCGTATGTACACCGGAATTTTTCGGAGAGCTTGCAAAAGAATTTCTGTTCGACAAGGACGGCCCCGAACCGAAAGAAAAGCTTGCAGCATACTACCGCGGCATCGTAGAGCGTTAGTAAAACCGTTAGTAAAAATGCACGTTAAGATAGTGCTGACGGCGTCGGAAAAGCGATGAACACAACGAGAAAGTGAGCGGGACGAAAAACCGGAAACCATTGGTATAAAAGGGAAATCCCGTAGCCGCAAGGGCTACGGGATTTGTTCTGTTTGGCGGAGATGGAGAGATTCGAACATTCTACAAAATTGATAAAAGCATTGCGGCGCAATGGATTGAGAAATACGTTAGTAAATGCGTTAGTAAAATTAACCGTTATAGAATTGAGCCATCTCGTTTTTGCTCATGTCGATGTCCATTTCAGAGACGTGAGTATATATTTTTTTCATGGTGTAATCGTTAGACCAACCACCAATGCGCATGGCGTGATTCTCCGGCATACGAATAGACGCGGCCAAGGAAGCGAAGCTGTGACGCAACCCATGCACACCGACGGCGGGAAGATCATGCTCGGCACAGATGCGGTTAATCTGCACGCGGATAGCATTGGGGGAAGTAGACACGACGGTGCCGGTCTTATCCTCAATAGCGACAAGAGCATTGTATAACTGCTCCTGCATGATGGGCACGTCCCGGCGCGAGGCTCGGTTCTTGTTAGTCTCCTTATGCACAAGCTTGTTATCCTCATCGTACACAGCGGCTCCACGTACATGAATGATACGCTTTTGCAGGTCGACATTATCCCAAACCAGGCCGCTTATCTCTGACAGTCTCAGAGAGGACAGCGCCAACAGAGCGGGAATCTCGCACGACTGCCCTCGCACGGCGGAGACAAACACAGATATCTGTTCCGGCGTCAGCCAGGGTCTTTCATCACTGACGACCTGCGGGCAGGTTACATCGAGCCGTTCGCCGGTCTCGCCCTCAATCACCGTCTGTATGAAAGCCCAAGCACTGTGCAAAGTCTTTGAAGCGTATTCCTTTGCCGCCTTGTTTACGGCGGCCTGCGCAGTCGAGCGGGTGATTGAGCTGACACGCATAGACATCAGCTCCGGGAACCTGTTGCGCTGGATGATGCGGTATGTCCGTATCGTCGTGGGCGACAGGACATTGCTCTTCGCCTCTATGTATTTGTCAATAGCTGCCGACAGCGTGACACCGTTTGCTTTCTTCGCCTCAAGGAAACCGGCACGGATCGCGGTGGCCTTGGCGATGCAGAGCGCCGCCGTCGCTTCGGTGACGCTCTGCCCCTCTTCGCGCAGCTGAATGTTCCAGCTGCCAGACTTGAGCTGCCGGGGCTTGGGGACCTTGATAACATCCTTCTTCTTGCGCTCCCGGAGCTGCTTAGTGCCGCACCACTTGCAGTAGATGGAGTCATTATCAATGGAGCGGGAACAGCTTTTACACTTCAAATCAATCACCTCCTGCAAGTGTGGTAAAGCCACTATACACTTTTCTCTGTGCTTCTGTCAATTACAAAATAATAAAGTTATAAATATTCCGACAAGAATCGACAAAAAAGGATTGAATTATTTACAGAACGGTATATCTATATATATAGGTGACAAACAATGTCATAAACAAGCAGGGAAACATGAACGGAGAGAGGAGGAGAAAAGTGTACAGGCCTACTTGCCCGTGGAGCTGCATGCTATGCTGCTGCCGCGGTTACTGTCCGGCGTATATCCGGTTCATCCGCAAGAAGCACCTGAAGAATCTACCACAATGACAGGAGGAGAACACTATGCTTCGAGAGATCATTGAAGCAAAGCTGGATCAAGCCACAGAGGAACAGCTGCGATACATAGTGCTCCTGCTGGACAACATGATCCCGAACTGAACAAAGCAGAAAAGAAACCACCCGATACCAATCATTCGGTATCGGGTGGTTTCTTTTCTACGATACGTTTAGCGAGCGGACGCAGTTCCTCTATGAGCATGTCCCAGAACTCGGGCGGGGTATTCGCCATGAACTCTATAATATCCTGTTCAAGCTCACTGCGATGGTCGCCAAGAAGTTGACCCATATATGCAGAAACGTCCTCTTTCCAAGAGCGACGCTTGAACATCTCACCCTCGCCGTGCCGCAACCACACCTCGTCAACGCCGAACTCACGACAAATTGATTTTATAATGGCATCGGACGGCGTACGCGTCCCTGCTTCCCACGTAGCGACAGTGTTTTGCTTTACACCGAGTCGGTCGCCAAAAGCAGATTGGGATAAATCAAGAGCTTTTCGGAGCACTTTTATTCGTTCGTTCATTTAATGTCACCTCCTTTTACAGTGGCAATATACATCAAAAATATCACGATGTCAATAAAAATTTGAGAAAAGTATTGACAAACACTACGGAGCGATGTATTATTATCACGCAGTCGATAAAAAATATCACGCAGTCAAACATTTAAGAAGCCCGTGGTATGAAAGAAACAGACCGGCGGCAAACCAAAACGCAGAGCGGTAAGGAACTGATTCGGTAATCTGTTTGAGCAGTGCCTGACTCCGAACATTAAGGATATTACAGTTTCGACTGCACGCATAGCCAAGCTGTTTTTCAACATCGTCATACTGATAAAACTCGGTACGGTCGAAATTGAAGTCCTCCACATAGTCTACGCCCGATGCGTTTCTTTTAGAGAAATAGACCCATGCGAAAAAGCCAACCAGAAAGGGAACCGCGAATAAAAGCTTCCTTGTTATGAGACCACAAAGGCCGACAGTAAGAAGCATAAATCCTCGGTAATCACTTGAAAGAGCTCCGCCGTCCTTAACTCGATCACGAAGGCTTGCGGTGCTTTCATAAAAGAAATTGGCACATACGGCAAGAGTGTAATTCTCGAAGGCACTGTCTTGTTTCAAAAGATCAGGCTGGCTGCGAAGATACTTGCAGATATCATGCGCTCCAGGCAGCGAAGCTAAAGGAACGGAGCGAAGAACATACCGAGGGGCTGCACGAGTATACAGGAAACCAAACCCAGCACCCAAAAGCAGATAGGGTATGACGGAAAAAAGATAATCTTTCATAGTAACCAACCTTTCAAAAAATATAGGGGGAGCGAAATGAAATATATAAACGCACCGAAGATACCGCAGGAACTGTGGCACGACGGAGAGACTGACAGGCCGGACAACACAGCGCCGCAGCGAGCGGCACAGGCACTGTGGGATGAGGTCGTGATGCGCGGCACTCCACCCGAAGAAATCAGAGCGGCGTTCAGAACGGTATGCGAGTATCTGCTTATTCCGTATATCTTTGAATGAGCTTAAGGAGACGGAGCATGAGAAACCCACTCAAAGAAAAGCGCGAGAAGCTTTTGCAGGAACTTGAGGATATCGGCGAAGTGCTCGATAGACAGGGCAAGAATGACGCTGAACGCAGATACCGCGAAGTCGTGGCGGCGCTCCTTGGCCTTATCACGGACATCCTTTGCATCGACCATACGCTGCTGCTCGTCCTTCTTGGCTTGGTAATCGGCCACATGTTGGGCAGAATCTTCTAACTTGATGAGCTGCCATATCCCAACATTGGTGATGGAGTATGACCCATAGGGACTGGCGCGGCGGGCGAGGCCGTCTGCTACGAGTCCTTCAGCAGCTGCCTTAGCGTCGCGATAAGTAAGACCGGAAGCGGCGACCAATGCGTTGAGGTCGGCGACCGTGGCACTGTGAAGGCAGCGCAGCAGGGACATAGTGACATTCATAGTAACCAACCTTTCAAATACTGTGTGTATGTTCTGGTAGGGTAGGACAGTGAAAGCCGGAGGCGCTGTAACGTTCATCCGACTTCCACTGCACAGGCTCCCGGTCAGCCGCAAGCGTTTCCGCTACGCACTTTTACGGTGCTGCTATTACAGCAACGGTGCTGCTGCACAGCGCCGAAGGGACGCGTCCCCCACACGGAAGCGCTACCTGTTACAGCAGGTGCTTAGGCCGGCCCCGATCTTTCAGTGTGCGAGCTTCACGGGCTGAAATCCCCCGTGAACTGAGAGCGGTTTAGGGAGCAACAGGAACGGTGACATGAGGGAGCTGACTATGGCTTCCATCCGTATCACCTCCTCCCGCCCCGGGGCAATCCTATCCTATCACAACATGCACACAGAACACAAGAAAAACAATAGCATACGCCAAAGGAGGAACAAACATGAACGAACATAAGGCAATAGTCGGCACAGTGTCATGGGCGGACACGGGCGAGACCATGACATTCACGGATGCGAACGAGTATCTGGAGTGCATCAAAGAGAACATAGAGTACATGGGAATAATCGGGTTCAAGTTCAGGACACTGACGAGAGACCCGGCGGTGCGCAAAGCTGTAGACGACATTCTCTACGGCGAAGCAGGCGAGGAGAACCCGCACACGATCGAGTACTACGAAGGAGGTGACAACACATGAGCGAAGCAGAACAGGCCAAGGCACAGGAGCTGGCCGATCTTTGCAAGGCAATCCCGGCAGGGGACCAGGACTACATCAAGGGGATCATGGTCGGCCTCACCAAGGCCGCACAGAAATATGAGCAGAAGGAGGAGCAGAAGCAGTGAGTGACCTGAGAGTGACGGAGGCGCAGTTCCAGCGGATGGGACTGCGCGATCTGGAGAAGTGTGCGGCGGAGGCGGAGCGCCTCATAACCAAGCGCACGGAAGAAATGTTCGAGCTGGCGGGACTCATAAGGCAGCTCGACAATGAAGCTTTCCAGAGAATCAGCGCCGCGGTCAAGGCGGAGCTTGCGAGAGGAGGCGTAGACGGTGCCGAGAGTAACGTACATACCGACGAAGAAGAAAGAGCCGGAGCCGCCGGTAGTTGACCCTGTCAAGGGGATGTTCCTTGAGCGGCAGAACGCGCTGGATCTCTCAACAAAGCAGATGGCCGTACTCTGCGGTTACGGCGAGACGCGGTTTCGTGAGATGCTCAAGACCACGCCCACATGGCAATGGAAAGTAGAGACCGTTATGAAACTGGCCAAGGGGCTGGGCATACCGCCCGGCAGGATATTCAAGGAATATGAGGGGAGCGGGATATATGGATAACCCTTTATCATGGCTGACCGTGACGGCGGCAGTCGCGTACCTTATCGGCTGCCTGTTCAGACAGGCGGCGTATGAAATCGAAGAGCGCCACGCGGCGAGTGAACGCGCGTGGAAGGAGGAGGGACTATGAGCACAGGGACAATATGCCTGCTGATCTCGGCGGGCATCATGATAATCGTGACGGTCTATCTTGACATCGTCGGCGAGCAGGTGGCGGAGATCAAGGAGATTGCGGAGGAGCAGGGCTGGGCAGACCCGGCCAAGGTACAGAAGCTGAACGAGCGCCCGCGCAGCCGCGCGGCGCACCGCCGCAGCAGACCGGCGCCGGCGCCGGCGGAGATGGACGCACAGTACTTCACCATGCCAGGCGGTGAGAAAGTGAGGCGCAGATGAACAAGCCCATTTACACCATGACGGACGCAAAGCTTCAGGCCGAGAACGACCGTCTGCGCCGTGAGAACGACCGTCTCTGCAAGGCGCTTGCCGACATGGCCGAGGAGAACGCGGAGCTGCGCGCCAAGTATGACGGCCTTGTAGCCGGCGTCAAGGCTCTCAAGAATAAGATCAGAGAGGAGGAGAAGAGGCATGCCGGAGGAAGAAAGAGCGGCGGAGCAGGAGCAGGAAGCATTTAAGCTGCGCTCCTGCAAGCATAAGAACTGCAAGTACCGTGCGGCCAGCAAGAACGCATACGGCGTGTACAACTGCGACTATGCTCTTGTGACCGGCCACACCCGCGCGGCGCAGCACCCCCCGGACAAGCGTCAGCCTGCGGACTGTATGCTGTACGAGCCGCGCACCGGAAAGAAGCCACGGCGTAAGCCCTTTATACAGACAGGATGAGCACCAAGAAAAAGGATGTGTTCCGGCAGTACATAAGTCTCTGCCCCGATCACTACCGGAGATTTGATACCAAGCATTATCAACTGACCCACGAAGCAGACAACAGCAGCTGCGCATTTTGCGGACGCGCGGCAGCACAGTACAGTTTCATACCCCGGTACGTGATCCAGCGTCAGCGGCAGCGCAGCGCTCCGGCGCGCAGCCGCGACACGCGGGCACAGTACCGGGGAGACTGGAGGGAGTCAATATATGGAAACAACAATGACAGCAGCGAGCGCCCGGAAGAAGATGCCCTGCCCTACTGAGGGAGTAGAACAGGCTACGCTATTCTCCTGGGCGCAAATGCGCACTTACTGGTACCCGGAACTGACCTTGATGTTCCACATCCCGAACGGCGGGAAGCGGAGCAAGGCCGAGGCCGGGCGCTTCCGCGCCGAGGGCGTGAAGTCCGGCGTGCCGGACATCTGCCTGCCGGTAGCCCGCTGCGGCTATCACGGGCTATTTATAGAGCTGAAGCGCCAGCACGGGAACACGACCACGAAGAATCAGGACACATGGCTTGCCGACTTGCGCGAGCAGGGATATGCGACTGCCGTAGCTTACGGCTGGGAGCAGGCGGCGAAGATCATCACAGACTATATGGAGGAAGAATATGAAAATAAATAAGATTGCCGGTATCTGCAAGCGCGCCGGGATGATCAGACTCTACGATGAGCACACCGGAGATATGCAGTGGTGCGGCACGGATGCTGCTATATACCCGCTGTACTCTCTGCCGGTGCTTGACGGCGACAATGTCGGCCCGGTGATGAACTTCTCCGACAAGGAGTTGAAGAACATCGTGGTCGAGCACGTGTGCATTCCTCCGCGCTACGACGTCAACGACACCGCCGAGGGCGAGAAGTATATAGGTGAGCCCATATTCCGGTTCGTTATAGGCAGCAATGTCTACAACGCCTACCAGCGTCCGGGAACGCTCGGTGTGCTGTTCATCAATGCGGCGTACCTCAAGCCGCTGCTCGGCGGAGAGGATGACCCTGAACTATACCTCCGCAGCGACAACAGTTTCACGGGCGAGTACATAGCCGTAAAGCAGGGACTTATGCTTGCGGCGATCATTGAGCCGGAACTGGATATTCTGAGCGCGAGCCTTATCAACAGTGTCTCGGCGCTTGCAGTTGCCGTGAACAACGAAATCCACCGCTTGGACGGCATCCCCGATACAGACCCGGAGATGGGCGAGATCGTATAACGAATGGACAAAGAACAAACTGCAATGGAGCGGCTGCGGCTGGCGTCGGATATGTCGCTGCGCCTGTATCACCGTCCGCTGCTGCTGACTGACAGCGGCGGCAAGGACAGCGCCGTGATCTGCAAGCTCGCGGAGAATGCCGGAATCCCGTTTGAAATCGTTCACTCTCATACGACCGCCGACGCGCCCGAGACTGTCTATCATGTCCGCAAGCGCGCCAAAGAATACGAACTCAAAGGCGTTAGTTATACGATCCATTACCCCACGTATAAGGGCGAGCCTACAAGTATGTGGAAACTCATACCCATTAAGCTCATGCCGCCGACACGGTTAGCCCGTTACTGCTGCGCTGTGCTCAAGGAGACAACAGGCCGCGACAGGTTCATAGCGACCGGTGTGCGCTGGGCGGAGAGCACAGCACGGAAGAACAATCGCAGCAGTCTTGAAATAATCCACGCAGACCGGGAGAAGACCCTGCTGCTGAACAACGACAACGATGAAGATAGGCGGCTCTTCGAGACATGCACGCTCAAGGGCAAGCGCGTCTGCAATCCTATCATCGACTGGCAGGAATCCGACGTGTGGGACTACCTCACAGATCAGCATGTTGAATGTAATCCGTTGTACTGTGAGGGCTCGCGTCGAGTGGGCTGCGTTGGCTGCCCGATGGCGGGCAAAGCACGGAAAAAAGAGTTTGCCCGCTGGCCGAAGTTCCTGCAGATGTACATCAATGCGTTTGACCGCATGATCGCAGAGCGACAGCGCCGCGGAAAGATGGACGGCTCATGGAAAATGGGTACTACCGGCGTTGATGTATTCCACTGGTGGATGGAGGACGGCGTTCTGCCGGGGCAGTTCGAGATTGAGGAGGATGAACCGTGACCAACATTAACGCTGATGTGTTGGCGATCAACTCAGTGCGCGGCGATGAATACTTCACGCTTGAGAAAGACGTTCGCATTATCGCAGACAATCTCATCCCGGATCTGAATATCTGGTGTCCGTTCGATACAGAGGAGAGCCACTTTCCGCACGTGCTGCGGGAGTACGGCCACACCGTGACGGCAACGAGCAGCGACTTCTTCACAACGGAGCCGCCGCCCGGCTGCAATGCCGTCGTCAGCAACCCGCCATTCAGCCGCAAGAAAGAAGTCCTCCGGTATCTGAAGGATTTGAATTTGCCGTTCGCGTTGATCCTGCCTTTCCTGTTTCTGAATGATGGCGTACCGCTTGACTATGGACACCAGATCATACTCTTCCGGAAGCGGATACACTTTATAATCCCGGAGATCGGAGAGCTCAACAAGCCACGCACCAACTGCTTTGTATTATCCAACGGACTACTCAAGAACGATTTTACGATAGTGATGAAATGACATGACATACGAGGAAATCATTAAAGCCCTGCGCGTTTGCGGCAGGGGAGAGTGCGGCGGATGCCTGGCACCTGAACAAGCATGCGGCGCACTGTGCACCGAGGCCGCATCTGCCCTTGAGAATCTGGTAGAGCTGGCAAGAGAGAATGAGAAGAGGGAGGACGAAGCAGAAGAGCATGCCGCGAACCTCAAGCATAAGCTTGTCTGCAAACAGACCGAGAACAACATTCTGCGTGGAGAGCTGCGCCGAATGTTCCAACTCTACGTAGCCGCAGAGATGCGGGCAGACACGGGCACGGAGGAGGATTGACCATGCCTATATACTACGAAGCCAAAGCATTAGAGCGGGCGATAGACACCGCGCCGAGGATAACCCCAAGCACGAAGAGCGTGATGAAGAAGATCATACACAGCGCGCCGGTGGCGGATGCTGAACCGGTGGTGCATGGGCGGTGGATAGCCGATGGCGACGGTTATCATTGGACATATAACTGCTCAATATGCGCGTGGAAAGATGGATACCCGTTTAACGAACGCCATAACTTCTGCCCCAATTGCGGAGCGAGAATGGATTTGGAGGTAACTGATAATGGATGAATATATCAAAAAAGAAGAAGCACTTCGAGTTATAAGCGACGTTCTGTTTGAGACAGACCCGTCCGGCAAGGAACAGATTGCTGTCCTTAAATGTTCGCACTCTGTTCGAGAACTTCCTACTGCGGATGTAGTACCAAATATTCACGGAAGCTGGAGAAACAGCGGCGTTCCGGGTTCTATGCTGTACGTCTGCTCAAGATGCGGTTTTGATACCGGGGCATATTCTTTCCGATATTGTCCTCACTGCGGAGCGAGGATGGATGCACCGAGTAATCTCGCAGAACTCGAAGATGCTGAACGCAGTAGAAGAATAGAGTCTCTCCTCAAGAAAGGAGTGACGGGATGGTGACTAAACATAAAAAGTGCTACGGCAAATGTGACCGCTGCGTGTGGAAGAACAACGGCGGATGTTCAGAATGGAGGAGAATAAAATGATGAGTTACGAAGACAACGGAAATAGCGTCGGCTGTGCACCGTCGAACAGCCCGAATCCCATAATGCCGCTTTCAAGTATGATGGGTCAGAGCGATAACATGGCACAAGAAATCCTAATCAAGGCATACAAGATAAATGCTCACATGTTCGGTGTGAACGCTCCCGACAGAGACGAGACACCACCTCCGAAGTGCTTCCGGGATGTTCTTGCTAATCAGCTCAAGGTGCTTAGCGAAGCGGCGTGCGAGCTCGATGAGATAATGGATAAGCTGGGGGTATGAATAGATGACATACATTATCAATCCCATGTGGTTTTACTGGCTTAGCGTTGCAGACAAAATCTGCAGGGGCACTTGCTCGCTTGCTATTCTGCTGGCTATCTTTTCGGCTACTGCATACATCGCGGCAGCGGCGCTCAAATTTAATGCGCTTGACGACGATGGATTCGACAGAAAATGTTCTGCTTACATAGTCGGAGCCAAAGTGCAAAGAGTCGCGACTGTACTTTCTGTTCTTACTGTAATCCTGTTTGCAATTTCCGCTTTTATTCCGTCAAGAGAAACGCTGATTGAAATGCAGATAGCAAGATTCACTACGGTCGAAAATGCCGAGTGGGCATTGGACGCTGTTAAAAGCGCTACGGACTATATCGTGTCGGCAATAAAGGAGCTGCAATGAGTAAAAGCGGATTGCTCGCCCGGCAGAAGGCCGAGCGCGAGCTGTGGACAATTAAGGTGATCGCCTACACCGAACAGCAGACGCTTGATGCGGTCTGCCTCGCACTTGCTGAGGGCTTCGGTTTCGGCGAGGAACGGCTGAAGCGCTTCCACGACGCTTTCAATGCCAAGTACGCGGAGATCCGCGAGCTGGAAAAGGGCGACACCAAGGATAACGAGTACGCCATCGCCAAGCAGGAGGCCGCGCTCAAGGCGGCCTGCGGTAAGTACTATTCGCCTCGCGAGGTGCGATATGATATCAAGATCGTCACGCGAGACGGCAAGCAACACAAGTTGTGATAAGGAAGCATAAAGTAGATTGTAAGGTGCTGCCGGTCAGCGGCAGCACCTTAGAGCCCACTTTGAGGCGGAGGATATTGAAAAAGCAAACGCGCGCGCACGCGCGTTTGCGAGCTCGGTAAGAGCCTAAGTAATCCGCCATTCTTTAATAGACAGAAGAGGAGAGCACCATGAAGGACGGATACTGGGTAGTCAGAACATACGAAGCCGGGCAGGTCGGCGAGAAGACGAAGTATTTCGTTCTCGGTGATCGCACCCGGCGCAACAGACGCAAGGAAGAATCCAGCATCAAGAAGCAGGAGCAGAATGAATACTCCGCGAAGAAGCGGCTTGCCCGCCTCATCAATGCGAACTTCACACACGGAGATATCCTCCTCGGCCTTGACTACTCCGATGCATCATACAAGAAGCTCGAGCGCTCCGCCCGGAAAGCCGCCCCGGATTATGACAGCCTGCCCGAAGAGGATCAACTGCGCTGCATCCGAGAGGCTGCTGCCCAGGAGATGGTGAACTATCTCCGCCGGGTGAAGCGCGCCCTCGAAAAGGAAGGCCGTGCCGATGAGCTCAAGTACATAGCAATCACATCCGACATGGATGGCGACACAAAGGAGACCGTGCGTGTTCATCATCACTTGATAGTCCCGGCCTCATGCGAGCACATCATCCGCATGAAGTGGGGACACGGCGGCACGTACTGCAAGCCCCTGAGCAAGCAGGAGGATTATATGCCGATAGCCGAGTATCTGATAGATCAGGTACGCGGGACGCTCAACGCAAAGAAGTTCGTATCGTCCCGCAATCTCATCCGCCCACAGCCGAAAGACCGCGTAGCCGTGAGCGACGCCGAGATCAGAGTGCCCCGCAACTGCAAGCTCATTCAGCGCGCAGAGTATAAGCGCGGCGCACCTCAGTACATCCGTTACATCCTGCCGGAGAAGAAAGCAGCAGACATAAGCAGCAGCGACGGAGAGCCCGCCGCAGAAAGGAGCGAGACATGAAGAACAAAAGCAACATGGTTTACGACCACCTGTGCGCAGATTGTTACCGAAAGCTAAACACGCTGTACCGCCTGCATGACGTGCCGCTCGAACGCCAGCGCGGAGGCCGGGGCAAGTGCGGCCTGTGTGATTTCCGCGGAGAGCTGACAGAAATCGAGTACGACAGAGTGAAAGACAAGCGCTCGCCGGAAGAGCGGGCGCGGCTGCGCGCGGAGCTGAACGCCCCGCCGAAGACCCGCGAGGAGATCAGGCGGAAAGAAGAACCGGCGCCGGCATCGAAGGACTACGGCTTCACGCGACAGACCTTCCTCGACCTCGCCGCGCTGGACAAGCTTTGACAGGAGGGCTGGGGTAGATGATGGCAGACGGGATAATTATATTCACGCACAGGCTTGAGCTTGTGCGCCGCTGCACTGCGCAGGGGGTGACTGCATGAGCGGCAGCAGGTACAAGGAGAACTGGCGGGCGGCTGATGTGCAGTGCCCGTTCTTCCTCGGGGAATCCGCCAAGGGCAAGGAGATAGTGTGCGAGGGATTCACCAGCGGCATGAAGGTGAAGATGCACTTCTCATCGTCGGCAGCGAAGAACAAACACATGGGGCACTGCTGCGTTGGCCCGTATAAAAACTGCCCGATCTATCAAAGCACACTGGGGAAATACAACCAAGCGTCCGGAAAATAAACCGGGCGCTTTTAAATTTCCTACAAAAAGTGCCGTAGAGAAATTCAAGCGGGCTTGTTTATACTTAATGCGAGGAGGTGAAGAAGCATGGCGGACTGGATCAGAATCAGAAATGAATACATCACCGGGGACATGGGGCTGCGAACACTGGCAGCAGCGCGCGGGGTATCTTTCAACACGATGAAAGACAAAGCCAAGCGCGAGGGCTGGAGCGCATCACGCGCAGAGTACCGGCAGAGCCTGGGCATAGCGGTCGTCACTGTAACCCCACAACACCACACCACGGACGCCACGCCACAGGCCGGGAAAGAGGTTTCGCATAAAGAGGACGCGCGACCCATTGGATATGTCCCGACGGACGCCACGATCACGCGCGCGAGCCGTGTATTCTCCGCGGCCGATCAGCTGCTTGCACGGATAGACGAGATGTCGCGGAACAGACCAGATGCGAAAGAGGTGAAGCTGCTTGCGGATGCACTCAAGGACGTTAAGGAGATACACATGATACGGGATGAGCTGGACCGTCAGGCGGCGGAGCTGCGCAACCGAAAGCTTGAGCGGGAGGTCGCAGAGGCAGACAGCAGCGGAAAGAATCAGCTGACTGTCGGCATCAGCAACATGGAGCTGGCGGAATAATGCAAGACTTAGTTATAACGAAACCGAGCGATAAGCAGATGATGTTCCTGCTCGACCGGCACAAGTACATAGCCTACGGCGGGGCGCGAGGCGGCGGGAAGAGCTGGGCAGTGCGCGTCAAGGCGGCGCTGCTGTGCCTGCGGTATGCGGGGATAAGGGTAATGATCGTCCGAAGAACATACCCGGAGCTGCGGGAGAACCACATCAAGCCGCTGTGTGAAATGCTCCGCTGTTACCACCCGGACAAGACAGAGCGCATAGCAAGCTACAACGACGAGAAGAAAACCATCACATTACGCAACGGCAGCGAGATACTGTTCCGGTACTGCGACAATGAGAAGGACGCGCTGCGCTTCCAGGGTACTGAGGTTGACGTGCTGTTTGTGGATGAGGCAACGCAGCAGACGGAAGAGTGCATGGATAAGCTCAAGGCTTGTGTGCGTGGCGTCAATGATTTCCCGAAACGCATCTACTACACCTGCAACCCCGGCGGCGTCGGGCACGAATGGGTCAAGCGTCTGTTCATCGACAGGCGCTACAAGGACGAAGAGAACCCGGAAGAATACAGCTTCATACAGGCGCTGCCCACGGACAACTATGCACTGATGGAGAAAGACCCCGGATATCTCAATACACTGGACGCACTGCCGCCGAAGCTGCGCAGAGCGTGGCGGTACGGAGAGTGGGACATATTCGAGGGAATGTTCTTCGACGACTTCCGTACGGAGCCGGACATGGCCACTGCAAAGGAGCACGGCTGCGAGCTGACGCCGGACGAACTGAGAGAGCAGCACAGATGGACGCACGTTATACCGGCGTTCGACCTCAACGCAGGCAACAGCCGCGGGTGGAACATCGTGCGCTCCTACGACTTCGGCTACGGTAAGCCCTTCTCCTGCGCATGGTGGGCGGTGGATTACGATGGGGTGATATACCGCATACTCGAATTATACGGCGGCACAGATACACCGAACGAGGGACTGCGCTGGACACCAGATCAGCAATTCGCAGAGATAGCACGCATAGAGCGGGAGCATCCATGGCTCAAGGGCAAGCGCATAGACGGCGTGGCAGACCCAAGCATATGGGATGCGAGCCGGGGCGAGAGCGTGGCAGAGACGGCAGCAAAGTACAGGATATACTTCTCACCCGGCGACAATGAACGGGTAGCAGGATGGATGCAGTGCCATTACAGATTGCAGTTCGACGAAGAGGGATACAGCCGCATGTATGTGTTCGATAACTGCAAGGCATTCATACGCACGGTGCCGCTGATGATGTTCTCAAAGCACAGACCGGAGGACTTGGACACGACGCTTGAGGATCATGTGTGTGATGAGTGGAGATACATGTGCATGTCCCGCCCGGTCACGCCGATCAAGAAGATAGACAAGCAGACACACTTCATAGATCCGCTGAACCAGTTCAGCAAGAGATAACAGGAGGTAATTATGGACGAAAAGAAAATAGACACCGGCATATCGAGCGGGCTTCCGGTAGACGGTGAGCGACTGCGGAAGTTTACAGTCGAGCTTCAGAAGTACAAGGCGGGCAAGGCAAGCGTTGAGAGCAGAGCAATCGCCGCGGAAAACTGGTGGAAGCTGCGCAACCAAGCGGAGATCAGAAAGCAGACGCAAGGGCTGACAGGCTTTGAGGCAAAGAGCGGGTGGCTGCACAACGTCATAGTCGCCAAGCACGCCGACGCGACCGAGGCATTCCCTGAACCGAACATACTGGCAAGAGAGCCGGGCGATGTGGAGGAAGCGGGGATGCTGTCAAAGATAATCCCCGTCGTGCTGGAGACGAACAAGTTCGAGGAAGTCTACTCGGACAACCAGTGGCAGAAGCTCAAGACCGGCACGGGAATCTACAAGGTGTACTGGGATGCGGACAAACTCAACGGGCTGGGCGACATAGCGATAAAGCGTGTGAACATCCTGAACATCTTCTGGGAACCGGGAGTGACTGACATACAGGACAGCAAGTATGTATTCCATACTGCGCTGGTGGACAAGGACACGCTGGAGAGCATGTATCCGCAGCTCAAGGACAAGCTCAAGACCACGGCGTTTACACCGGCGAAGTTCCAGACAGATGATGCAGTATCGACGGAGAACAAGGCCGTCGTCATTGATGTGTATTACAAGACGTTCGAGGACGGCAAGACAGTGCTGCACTACTGCAAGTATGTCGGCGACGAAATACTGTACAGCACCGAGAACGAGGAGGCTATGCAGAACAGCGCGGCGGCGATGGAAACGGCAGCGATGATGCAGCAGCCGGCGCGGACACAGCCCATGCCGGATGCGCCAATGCCGAACCAGCAGTACACGGGAGAGATCGCAACTGTCGGGGGCATGACGCGCCAGAAGATGCAAACCGAACCCGAAGCGGGAGACATACCGGCAGGGATAGAAGCAGCAGGCGGCACGACGCTTGGGATGATGCCGCCCATGCCCGGAACGGGAGCGATGCCCACGCCGCAGCAGCCGGTGCACCATGGACTCTACGACCACGGGCTTTACCCGTTTGTGTTCGATACGCTGTTCCCAATCGAGGGCAGCCCGTGCGGCTACGGCTTCATTGACCTGTGCCAGAACAGCCAGATGCAGATAGACATTATGCAGACGGCGTTCCTGAAGAACACGATGGTCGGGGCAATGCCGAGGTACTTCCAGAGAATGGACGGGGCTATAAACGAAGAGGAGTTTCTGAATCTGGACAATCCTGTAGTGCATGTAAACGGCAACCTCGGCGAGGACAGCATCAGACCCATAGATTACAGGGCGCTGAGCGGGAACTATCTGGACATGCGCACCAGCATGATAAACGAGCTGCGCGAGACGAGCGGCAACACCGAGGCGAGCAACGGCGTGATATCCTCCGGCGTCACAGCGGCGTCGGCTATCGCAGCATTGCAGGAGGCAAGCGGCAAGGGCAGCCGTGACAGCAGCAGGTCAAGCTACCGCGCGTACAGCCGCATAGTCAACCTGTGCATTGAGCTTATCCGGCAGTTCTATGATATGCCTCGACAGTTCAGAATCACCGGTAAGCTCGGCGCGGAAACCTTTGTGCGGTACAGCAATGAGAACATCAAGATGCAGATGGAGCAGAGCGGAAACATCATGTATGCCCGCCTGCCTGAGTTCGATATCAAGGTCAGCCCGGCGAAGCGAAGCAGCTACAGCAGGATCACTCAAAATGAAATGGCCCTGCAGTTTTACCGGCTCGGCTTCTTCAACCCGGACATGACAGATCAGGCGCTGGCTTGCTGCTACATGATGGACTTCGACAACAAGGACACCGTCATGCAGATGATAAACTACAACGGCACCATGCGGCAGGAGCTGGCGCAGGTGCAGCAGTACGCGCTGGCACTGACGGCGAAGTACGAGCCGGACAAGGTGGAGGGACTGGCCGCTGCATTCAACGGCGGACAGACACCGAAGCCAAGCGGGAGCAGCGAGGACGTGAAGCTTCAGCCCGACACGGAAGAGGACAGCAGAGTGCAGAACACCAGAGCTAAGAGCCAGAGCTATTCACAGCCGGAGGGATGATCCATGATACGAGTAAGCTATGACACGGGCAACCACTGCATGACGATGGACGGCCATGCGGGAGCGGGAGAGTACGGGCACGACATTGTATGCGCCGCTGCGTCTATACTGATGCATACGCTTGAGGCTACGGTGATGGATAACCAGACGGTATTACAGCCGTCAGTCAGCAAACGCAAGGGCTATGCACGGATACAGTGCGAGCCGACGAAGAGGAACAAGCGCAGATGCGAGGACATATACCGAACGATCTTCCGGGGCTATGAGCTGCTGGCACAGCAGTACCCGGAGCACGTGACGGCATACACGATATGAGGAGGGAGAAGCAATGCTGACAGGAAGCAGTGAAGAGAAGAAGCGGCAGACGCAGGAGACCGCGCCGACTGAGGAAGTGACCAGTGCCGCACAGACTACGCAGCAGGAGACAACCGCACCGAAGCAGGACACGTCTGCACCCAAGGAGAATGTGACCCCGGCGCAGAGCACGGGCACGGCGGAGAAGTCATACACCGAGACCATGGAGACGCTGAAGAAGGCAGAGACCACAGCGCCCACATACTCAGGCTCATATGACCAGGAGATAAAAGACCTTTACGAAAAGATCACAAACCGCGAGCCGTTCAAATATGACTATGCATCCGATCCTCTGTATGGGCAGTACTCGGAGAAGTACCAGCAGCTCGGCAGACAGGCGATGAAGGACAGCATGGGGCAGACTGCCGCACTGACCGGCGGCTACGGCAACAGCTACGGAAGCGCGGTGGGACAGCAGCAGTACGACGCGTACCTCCAGCGGCTCAATGATGTGCTGCCCGAACTGTACGGGCAGGCATACAACCAGTACATCGCCGAGGGCGACAGGCTCAAGGAGAAGTACAGTCTTGCGGCCAACCTGCGCGACACGGAGTACAACCAGTACCGCGACAAGCTCGGCGACTACCAGTACAATCAGACATGGGACGCGCAGCAGAAGCAGCAGAAAGCGGACGACCTTGCGAAGTACGGAGACTTCACAGGCTACGAGGAACTTTACGGCAAGGATGTTGCAGACCGCATGCGGAACACATGGGCGGCGGCAAACCCCGGAGCCGCATACATCAACGGCGTGATCACGGCAGACCAGTATTACACATTGACAGGCTCTTACCCGCCCGGCTATACACCGGAAGGCAGCGGCGGCGTAGGCGGCGGAACGCGAGCGGCGAGCGACATTCTGAGAGATCAAATATGGGAGCGAGCTAATAGGGAAATTGCCAACGGCGGCGATGCTGCAAGCGTGAGAAAAGACGCACTGGAAACCATTGGACATTACAGATTCTGATAGGGTAACACACAATGACAGAACAAGAATTTCTTACAAAATATTCCGGCGATGGAAGCTCTGGGAGGGGAACGACCAGCAGCTCTCAAACCGGCAGCACCGATACGACAAGAGGGCGCAGGAAAAACGGCGCGCTCCGTCAAGAGTACCTGAAGAAGCAGGAGAATCTGAACGGATACAAGGACGCGATATCCGCCGCCGAAGAGCGGGGCGATACACTGTCTGCGCTGTACGGCCAGTATCAGCTCGACGTCAGCAACGTCCTCAACAGCTACAACGACAGGAAGACAAGGGGCGGCTACAAGTCCGATGCACAGGACTTCTATGACCGCACCATGGCAAAGACAACAGCGGCGCGCGACAGCATCTTCAAGCTGACCGAATGGATGAAGGAGAACCGCGCGAGCATCGGCGACGATATATACTCCTCCCTGATGGATGAGATCAGGGAGAACAGCACGAGCCTGTCCGAGATACAGAAAGCCGCGTATGACGACATAGATTTCTATGGGCAGTTCAAGGACGCGGACGACTACAACATGTGGCAGGCAGCTGTTGATTCAGCGAAGAAAGACCCGACACGCGGACGCGGAAACGAGAGCGGGCTAAGAAACAAATGGATAGATGAGCACGGCGTCCGCGTGGCACCGTGGCAGCCAAGCAAGAGCGAGCTGGAAACATGGACTGAGGACTATGTTAAGGCAAACCAAGAACTGAAGGACGCTCAGAAAGCGCTCAAGAAGATAACCCCGACGGAGGGTATGACGCTTGACGATGCGCAGAGAGAGTACGGCACTGCACGTATAGCGGCACAGCAGAGAGTGGACGACGCTCAGGACAAACTGGATGAGCTCGGCGCGAAGCTTGAGAAGTACGGCGGCGCTGTACCCAAGACGGAGCTCAGTGCCAAGGACTGGTTCAATGCCGTGAGATACGGTTTCAGATCAGGCATAACCAGCGCAGACCAAGCCATAGCGAAAGGGCTTGACTTCTTCCTCGGCGATGCGCTCGGAGAACTGCAAACGCTCGGCGGCGAGACAGTGCGCCTGTTCAATCCAGACTTTGACTATAACGAAAAGAACCTTCTCGACAGATACGTTGATTGGTCGCAGAGCCACCTTGACGTACAGCGGGAGCGGGCGGCTGAAGCTGTCGGAATAAACAGAACGGCGCAGAAAGTTAATCAGTATACCGAAATGGTATTCAACTCCCTGCCTATGTCGGTCATGGCAATCATGTCAGGCGGGGCGACGGCAGCACCGCAGGCATCGACCGAGGCACTGCAGATAGCATCCGCTATCGCCAACAGCGGGAAAGCACAGCAGCTGTTGACGCCGGTGCTGAACGCAGTAAAGAACATGGCCAATGATCCTAACTGGCAGTTCACATTCATGAGCACAGTCGGCGAGAGCTACGAGGACGCGCTTGCTGACGGAGCAAGCAATGAGGATGCGGTGATCAATGCGCTGCTCAATGCCGCCGCCAATGCGACGATAGAAGTCGGCGGCGGAGACGAAGCGCTGGGCGGCTTGCAGAAGCTGCCGAAGCCGCTGCGTGAAGCCTTGCAGCGCGGGGATAAGAGCGGGGTACTCCAGATACTCAAGAGCATACCGTCCGAGGCCGGCGAAGAAATAATGCAGGGCATAGCCGAGGCAGGGATAAAAGGAATCTACAAGGATGTGCCGCTGTTCTCAATGAACGATGAGGGCGCAGTCATAAGCCCAAGCCGTATGCTTGATGAAGCAAAGGGCGCGGCGGTGGTATCCGCAGTGCTCGGCGGCGGGCAGTACGCAGCGGAGGCAGGGCTGAACGCAGCCGAACGCTCCAGAGCCAACAAAGAGGCTGACGCAGTTGCCAAGCAGCTATACGGCGACAGCGCAGACACGCTCGTCCAGCAGGGACTTGAAAGCCCGGTGGACAGCAAGTCATATAAGCTGGCGCGGCAGTATCAGACCATACTCGATAACAACGGGGAGCTGTCCGGCAAACAGATACGCAAGCTCGTTCAGGCAAACAGTGAACAGATACGTACCGAGGGGGAAACGGAAGCACAGGCACAGACGGGAGCGGGCAAGGAAGCAGCACAGCAGACCGCACCGCAGACGCAGAGCACTCCGCCAGCGCAGACCAATACAGAGACAGGGGCGCAGACCACAGCGCAGCAGACGCGGTCTACGGGCGCGATGGAGGCTATCTACAAGGGACAGGTCGGCAACGTGGTATCGCTCACCAAGACGGACAAGGGCTGGGCAGCAACGATAGAACAGCCGAACGGCAAGCGTTCAAACGTGATGGAATGGCAGGCGGTATTCGACCCCGACACTCAGGGAATACTCGACGCCTTCCGCCCGTCTGCCTACGCTGACGAAATGCTCAAGACCTACGCGCTGACTGATGAACAGGTGGAACCGAAGACCTACGCGCTGGCTTTCAATACAGTGGCGGATATCTACGGCAAGTCCACATCCCTTACCAAGCAGCAGGCGCAGGAGGCGAGCAGGAGAGACGGCGGGGCTGCGGCAATACTCACGGACGAACAGTTCAGCCGCGCCTTTGACGCCGGTCGCAACAGCAAGGACAGCAGCATACAGAACAGCGTCACGCGCAAGAGCAGCAAGGGTGCAGTCGGTTTCAAGGGCGTGCAGTATCAGGGCATGACATACCGGGCGGCAACCAAGGACATGGTGAGTGACGCAGAGCTGAGCGTACTCAAGACGATGTCCAAGGCCGTGGGAGTGGACATGGTACTGTACCAGTCCGAGGAGCAGAACGGCGAGTACCAGGGTGCGAACGGATTCTACCGCAACGGGACGGTGTACCTCGACGTACACGCCGGGGCAACCAAGACGACGGAGCAGTCCGCTATACTGCTGACTGCTGCGCACGAGCTGACGCATTACCTCAGAGAGAACAACGCCGAGGCATACACTGAGCTTCAGGACTTCGTGATGCAGCACCTCATAGAGAGCGGGACAGATATTGAGACGCTGGCAAAGAAGAAGGTGGACAAGGAGCGCGGCCTGATATCCATGGAGGACGCAGCCGAGGAGGTCATAGCCGACAGCTGCGAGATGATGCTTGAGAACACGCAGGTGCCGCAGATGATGGCAAAAGAAAACCCCGGTCTGTTTGCACAGATCAGGGAATGGCTTGCAGAGTTCGCGGCCAAGCTGCGCCGGGCGTTTGAGGGAGTGCAGGCACGGAGCGCCGAGGCACAGGCCATGATGCAGTACGCCGAGGAGCTTCAGCAGATGTGGGACAACGCCCTTGCCGGCGCCGCGCAGAACACACGCAATAACACGCAGAACGCACGCAATAACGCACAGGCCGCTGCCAATAACGGAACGACCGCTGCCAATAACGGAACGACCGCTGCCAATAACGGAACGACCGCCGCCAATAACGGAACGAAGAGCGGGAAGAGCAAGCGCAGCATACGCGAGATCGGCGACACGGGTATGCGCTATGTCAAGGCGGACCGTCAAGTGCTCTTCGGAAACGACCCGAGAGAATGGGGAGAGCAGCTGACAAAGTACATCAACAAGGAAATCCGCAAGGGCAATGATGTGCTTCTCACTGCACCCGACGGCGAGATCATTAAGCTCACGGCAACGACGGCAGAGAAAGGCGCGTTCCGGAATATATGGTATGATACCAAAGGCACCCCGCATTTGCTGACAGATGCAGAATACGAGGCAAAACTTAATGCGGAGGCGCATATTGATGAGCTTGTACAAGTTTCCGAGGACAGGCGCAAAGGAAGGCCCAATGCGCCTGACGATAACGGAATACACGGATCATTTGCAAAGGATGGATGGAGATACCGCGGGGCATACTTTATGGACCATGACGGTAAGTACTATGAGGTGACAATCTCTGTCGCGTATGGAGCGAACGGTAAGGTAGCGTACAATATTGCGGAAATAAAAAAGAGAAGCTTCCCTGAAAAAAACGGCTCTTCCAATCCGAAGACTGGCGCTCAAGGGAAAACTTCTCTGGATGCAAGGATATCACAACCCACCGGAGAAGTCAAGGGAAAATCGTCGATGCGCGAGCGGGATGAAGACTTACAGAAGAAGTACCCGAAGCTTAACCTGAACGAGGATATTTCTGAACTTGACGGAGTACCGGCAGTTGAACTCACGGACGGAAGCGTACTGCCGATACTGGACAGGGACAGATACCCGACGCATGTCTCGTTCATAGAGGGAAACAGAATTGATGTAGACGACCTGCGCAGCGGCGGGTGGATAGGCGATGGGGTATACGACCCATCGTTCACCAGCGACACAGCGAGATACATAGAACGCAAGCAGGCCGGGAAGCGTGTGGCTGAACTGAGAGGAGTGCCGTTTAATCAGTTCGAGGACGACGGCAAATCTTCCATGCGAGACAACACCACGGACGACACGGCGGCGGAGCGCAAGGGACGGCAGGAAAGCTACGCAAACCTCCGGGCGGAGAACGCCAAGCTCCGCGAGCAGTTGGATTACTGGAAGGGACAGACCAAGCGCACCAAGGAGAAGACGGTGCGCAAGACCGACGCGGACGCATACGCCAAGCGCCTGACTGAGCAGCTGCACAATCCCAAGGCACGGGAGCAGGTGGCTGATGAGATCAAGCGGATGGGTGACTACATCGTGCAGACGCCGGGCAGCGAGCTGAGCTATACCGAGGTCAAGGACTGGGCGCTTGCCATAGCAGACTATGTCCTTCAGGATTCACAGACAGTCATTGACGACAGCCAGACGGAATCATTGCAGCAGCTGTACGGCTACCTCAAGGACAACAAGCTCAAGGTAACGGACGACACGTTCAATGATCTTCCCGAAGGCTGGGTGCGCCAGCACCGCGGCAGGATCAAGCTGAGCGAGGACGGACTTGATGTGGACACGGCATGGGGCGAGCTTCAGGAAAAGTTCGGCGAGGGTATGTTCCCCTCAGACATCACGGCACAGGCAGATATGCTCATGCACATAGCCGACACGATCGAGGCGATGAAGCCCACATACGGCAATCCGTTTGCTGGGTACATGGGCGAGATGCGCGAGGCCGTGGCGCAGGACATCCTTGACACTGTGCTCAGCGATGAGATACGGCAGACAGCAATGACCGCGGCGGACAGGGCACAGGCACGGCTCGACAAGCGCATAGCGCAGGACACGGCGCGCTACAACGCGCTGCGTGATGAGAAGAACGCGAGGATAGAGCAGGTGTACCAAGAGGGCGTAGCGCGCCGCCAAGAGGCTGTGGCGAAAGAGAAAGCAGCCAAGTGGGCAAAGGTAGCAGAGACGAAGCAGTACTACCAGAACATGGCACAGCAGGCGGCAGAGCGCAGGAGAGAAAGCGCGGACATCAAGAAGTACCGGGACAGAGTAGCGGCGACGGCTGAACAACTGAGTGACTGGCTGCTCAAGAACAGCGACAAGGAGCACGTGCCCGAAGCGCTCAAGCAGGTAGTCGGCGAGTTCCTGAGCACGATAGACTTCTCATCCAAGAGCAGACTGCAAGGCGGGGAGAACACATACAACGACAGGAAGTTCCTCCAGCGGCTCGACAAGCTTGAACAGATGCTGCGCAATCAGCGCGATTACCTCAACAGTGCGGACAATGAGAACGCAAGAGAAGATACGCTGGACATGTATCTTGACCTGCCGGCAGAGATACTCGACGAACTGCGAGACATCCGGAGCGAGGTAACAAGGCTGACGACCAGAGACGGCGGGTACACCATCAACCAGATGCCGGCCGGGGAGCTGCGCAGGCTGGATGCGGTGCTCACGGCGATATCGCACAGCATACGCAAGGCGAACACGCTGTTCTCAAACGCACAGTACAACAGTGTGCAGCAGGTAGCGCAGACAACGATCGTCGAAATGGATAAACTCGGAGCGCAGACGAAAGAGACGACCGGAGCGGGACGCTTCTTCCAGTGGGACAATGCGACACCGTACTACGCATTCAAGAAGCTGGGGGCAGGCGCGCGGTCGATCTTCAAGGGACTGATGCAGGGCTGGGATAAGATGGCATTCAATTCCAAGGAGATCATAGACTTCACCAATAAGCTGTACACTGCCAAGGAGGCGCGAGAGTGGCAGGAGAAAGTACACAACGTCAGGATAGGGAACAACACCGTACAGATCACAACGGCGCAGCTTATGAGCCTGCATTGCCTTGTGAAGCGCACGCAGGCAATGCAGCATATTATGGGCGGCGGTTTCAAGGTGAGTGTAATAAAGCAGAGCGGGATAGGCAAGGACAACATAGCGCAGACGAAGCAGTACAAGCCCACGCTTGAAGAGCTCGCAATGCTCGACGGCTTACTCACGAACCGGCAGCGCAAGGTGGCAGATGAACTCCAGAAGTTCATGGTTGATGTATGCGGCGAGTGGGGCAACGAGGTGAGCATGAAGCGCTTCGGGTACAGAGCGTTCGGGGAGGAAAACTATTTCCCGATAGTATCCGATGCGAATGTGCTGAAGGCTGTCGACCCGGAGGCGAAAGCAAACGATATGTTCCGCCTGCTGAATATGTCGGCAACCAAGAGCCTGAACGTAAAGGCAAACAATGCGCTGGTGGTCAGCGACATCTTCGAAGTATTCACGAACCACTCAGCAGACATGGCGAAGTACAACGCACTCGCCCTGCCGCTGCTCGACGCAATCAAGTGGTACAACTACAAGGAGTCCACCAAGACCGCAAGCGGCAGAGTGTTCACCAACACAGTACAGCTCTCGCTTGAGACAGCATACGGGAACGCGGCCAAGGCGTACATAACGAAGTTCATCAAAGACCTGAACGGGGTACGCGAGGGCGGCAAGAGCCAGAGCGACAAGCGTGCCAAGCGCATGGTGTCCCGGTACAAGGCGGCAGCTGTCGGCGCGAACATCCGCGTCGCGATACAGCAGCCGACGGCATACGTCCGCGCGGCTATGGCAATAGACCCGAAGTATCTTGCGGCGGCGCTCAAGCCCGGCGGGCACAAGGCGTCCACCGCAGAGATGGAGAAGTACAGCGGCATTGCAACGTGGAAAGGGCTGGGCTTTGTCAGCACGGACATAGGCCGAAGCATGAGATCACAGATCATGCACACTGAAAGCTGGGTCGACTCAGTCACCGACAAGACGATGATACTTGCGGAGAAAGGCGACAGTGTGACATGGTCCGCACTCTGGCGCGCGTGCAAGCTGGAGACAAAGGACAGAACCGGACTGCACGGCGAGGAGCTGAACAAGGCGACGGCAGACAGATTCCAGGAGGTCATATACCAGACGCAGGTGGTCGACGCGACCATGACGCGCAGCCAAGCGATGCGCTCACAGGGAACGATGGATGCAATCACAACATCTTTCATGGCTGAGCCTACACTGAGTTACAACCTCGTAATGGATGCTTACGCAGAGTATCAGGCGGAGGCGCGGCGCACCGGAAACAAGGCCGCTGCATTGCAGCACATCAAGGGCAAGCTTGCGAAGACCATAGCCATATACGCGGCGTCAGGGGCGGCTACGCTGATAGCCTCATCGTTCTGGGATGCGTGGCGCGACGACGATGATTATGAGACATTCCTCCAGAAGTGGGCGCAGGCGTTCTTCGGCGAGGCGGAAGACAAGTGGTATGAAAAGCCGCTGCTCCAAGAGCTGTTCCTACTGAACAAGCTGCCGGGAGTAAAGGACATCATATCCATAATCACCGGGGATGACGTCAACCGTATGGATCTGGAAGGCGCGAAGAATCTCTGGAAGGCATGGCGAATCATGAGCGAATGCCTGAAGCTTGCAACCGGGAAGCTTGAGGAACAGGACGCACAGTACGGCAACATGACCGGATACGGCAAGCTTGCAAACATCCTCAAGGGCATATCGCAGGTCACCGGACTACCCTTGTACAATGCGACGCGTGATGTAGTGGCAGTATGGAACACGCTTCTCTCCAATGTGACAGGCGTGAAGCTCGCGGTGTATAAGCCGAACAGCAAGCGCGAGATCAAGAACGCTTACGTCAACGGGCTTATGACTGATGAACAGGCGATGGATGAGCTCGTGAAGCAGGGCGCGGCAGACGATGCAGATCAGGCGTTCTGGATCATCAACGACTGGAACGGCGACGGGAGCAGCAGCGATAAGATGTCAGAGATATACGACGCTGTGCGAGCGGGCGACACCGGGACATACGATGCACTGGTCAAGGAGCTGACGGATCACGGCGTGTTTGAAACTAAGATACAGAACGACGTGAAGAACCAGATACGCGACTGGTACCAAGGCGGAGACACAACACAGGCGACGATCTCCAAACAGGACGCGCTTGACCTGCTCCAAAAGTACGGCGGCAAGGCGGAGAAGGCGGCGGATACTCTGGTAGAACAGTGGACGTGCGAGAAGGTAACGGGTATATCGTACTGGAATATCGGCGACGAATATATCAACGGCAATATCAGCGAAGCCCGGGCGCTTGAGCTTCAGGCAAAGTACGGCTACGGAGATGTGACGAAGCAGATGCCGGCGGAGATCGCAAGCAATAAGGAATCGGCACACGACAAACTGATGCAGTGGAAGCTTGAAAAAGAGACCGGTATCTCGGCGGGCGGCGACAGCTTCACGGGTATTAGGGAGGCGTACAACGCGGGCAAGATCAGCAAGCAGGAAGTGTACGACTACCGCATCAAGTACGCAGGAGATACACCGGAGCAGGCAGCAAACACCGCATACCGCTATGAGTGGATCGGCGGCGACACGCGGATGAACTCTGTCACCGGCAATCAAGCGCACCGTTATGACGATTATGTTGCGGCAAGCGGCATGAGCAAGATCGACTACTGGAACGCCATTGACGGTCACGGAGCAAGCAGCTTCCCGGCAGACCTTGTTGAAGGGAGCAAGACGCGCTATGTAAAGAACAGTAAGCGAGACAAGATATGGGATTACGTAGACAGCCTGAACCTTACCCCGAGACAGAAGGACGCACTGGCCACAGCCTACGCATACGACGTGAACGCAGACGTAAAATCCACATCGGCATACTTCGACTTTGAAGACGCGCCGTGGAACAATTGACCAACAGCGGAATCTCCCCGAAAAGTTTTCGGGGAGATTTTAATTTTCCTACAAAAAGTGCCGTAGAGAAAAAAGAGCGGGCTTGTTTATAATAATGGCAGGATGACAAAGGCGGTCGCTCCGCCGGGCACGAGCCGAAACAAAGCAGAAAATTATGGAGGCATCCGCAATGGAAAAACTTTATTGGCTCCAGTTCTTCGCCGAGGGAGGCGCACCCGCGGGAGAAGGAGACGGCGGAGCCGCAGCGGGCGAAACCGGATCACCTGCCGCCGCCGGGCAGGAAAGCGAACAGAGCACTCTGGAAAAGTTGGGTGTGCCCAAAGACAAGGCAGCAAAATTCGCAGCGTCGATGAAGCGCCGCGGGATGGAGACGAAGGGACAGACGCAGACAGCAGACCCGATGACATCCTCGGACGATCCCGACAGCGGGGCCGCGCCCGCGCAGCCTAAGCCCACATGGGACGACATACTCAAAGACCCAGACTACAAAAAGGCGTTTGACGAACAGGTGCAGGGCATCATACAGAAGCGTTTCAGATCAACGATGGAGCGGGAGCAGAGATACGACGAACTGAACCCAGCGCTTGAGATGCTGGCCAAGAAGTACGGCAAGGACATCGGCGACTTCAAGGGGCTGGCACAGGCCATAGTTGACGACGACAGTTTGTATGAAGCAAAGGCTGCGACTATGGGCGTAGACGTCAAGACTGCAAAGGAACTGACACAGAACGAGATCGAGCTGACCAAGCTCCGCGACTTCAGGGAAAACAACATCAGGGCACAGCAGGTCCGTGATCACATGGACAGGCTGAACGCGCAGGCAAACGAGCTTCGCGCAGAGTTCCCGGACTTTAGCCTTGAGCGCGAAATGCAGAATGATACCTTCGTGAGACTGACCGCACCGAACTCCGGACTGTCGGTCAAGGATGCGTTCTACGCGATCCACCACAAGGAGATCGAAGCAGCAAGACAGCAGAAGCTCACACAGCAGGCCATGGCCGCTGCTACGGCGGCTGTACGCGCGGGGCAGAGCAGACCCAAGGAGAACGGAAGCACTACCCCGGCGACGATCACACGTGTCCCTCCGGCGCAGAGAAGCAAAGCAGAAAGAGAAGAATTGAAACGCCGCATCAATGCTGCGGCGGCGAACGGGAAGAAGCTGCCGATAGACTTCTGACTTCTTCCCGACAGTAAGGAAGGAGAACAACATGAATAACATTGATTGGCTTCAGTACTTCGCAGACGCGGGTACTGTCGTAAACGCAACCGGCAACTACGTCAACGCATACGACGGCACGACCGAACAGTTTGCGGGCAAGAACGATCTGAGCGCAGAGCTCAAGGCGTTCTATGACACGGAGCTGCTGGAGAACGCACGTACCGAACTGTTCTATGCACAGTTCGCAAAGCGTCAGCCGCTGCCCGCAAACCACAAGGGCAGCGTCGAGTGGCGCAAGTGGAACACCTTCGCGAAGGCGTCCAAGCTCACCGAGGGCGTTATCCCCACCGGCCAGAAGTTCGGCCTGTCCAAGATCACCGGATCGATAGACCAGTACGGTACATACACCTCGATCACCGACAAGCTGGAGCTGCGCGCTTACGATGATATCATCCTCGGCGCGACCGAGGAGATGGGCGCATCCGCTGCCGAGACTCAGGAGACCCTCATCCGTGACGCGCTGCTTGTCGGCACCAACGTCATGTACTGCGACAACATCGACAAGGACACCGGCAAGGTAATCAGCACGCCCACCAGCTGTGCGCAGATGGGCGCGGGCGGCGTGACCAAGGGCATGTCCGGCGCGGCCGACACTCCGCACGGCTGGGCATTGCTGACCGCGGCGATGATTAACAAGGCCGTGACCATTATGAAGAAGAACCGCGTGCCCAAGATCAACAACTATTACTACGCGGTCATTCATCCGTCCGTGGCGCACGACCTGAGACAGGACGAGGGCTGGATTGAGGCACACAAGTACGCCGCTCCCGACGAGCTTTTCAACGGCGAGATCGGCGAACTGCACGGCGTCCGCTTCATCGAGAACACCTTTGCTCCCATACTCGGCAAGCAGGGCGCACAGGCCGCGCAGGATGATGCGTATGTCAACCAGGAAAGAGGCCGCACCTATGCGACGTATTTCTTCGGCAAGGACAGCTTCGGCATCATCGACCCCGAAGGCGGCGCACTGGAGATGATCGTCCATGACAAGAGCGAGATCGGCGGCCCGCTGAACCAGTTCAGCACCATCGGCTACAAGTTCGAGACCAACGGCGCGACCATCCTTTACCCGGAGCGTCTGCTCCGCGTGATGAGCGTATCGAGCTTCAGCGCAACCGACGAAGTTAACTAAGCAACGGAGGGGGCACGCAGAAGCGAAGCCCCCTCTCTTCTGATGGAAGGAGAATTACAATGGCTAAGGTAAACAAAGTAAAAATCAAAATCCCCAAGCTCAGCGCGAACGACGACCCTAATTTCCTTATCGCGGTAAACGGCGTGAACTACCTTATACCCAAGGGGAAAGAAGTTGAAGTGCCGGACTTCGTGAAGGAGGAATACGAGCGCAGCGAAGCGGCGCGCGAGGCATTCTACGAAACTGTAGCAACAATGTCCACCAAGGACGGAAAGGAATAAGCGGCAGGCATTACCTGCGCTTGTTTGGGATTAAGCCATGAAAGCGATGGAGATCATCGACCGGCTGGACGGGCTGGAGCCGAACCAGTACAGCCCCGAGCAGAAGCTGCGGTGGCTGTCGATACTGGACGGGAAGATATACGAGGAGGTACTGCGCCCGAGGGAGACGGAGCCCAAGGGCTTCACGGAGTACGTCAACGGCAATGAGGAGCTGCTGGTGCCGTTTCCCTACGGGGATGACGTGTACCTCAACTATCTTCAGGCAATGGTCGCGCTGGAGAACGCGGAGACGCAGCGATACAACAAGCGTTTGCAGTTTTTCAACAACGCCTACGCCGAGTACCAGAACTGGTACAACAGGAGCCACAGTATGTCCGACGTGACGGACGGAGGAGTGCGCAGGCACTTTGTGTTTTAGGAGGGATGGATATGCCGCAGCTGCCGACACTGGACTATGAATACACGGACAGAGAAGTGACGGACACATTCGCGGGCTATAACCACAAGCTCAAGATAGGCGCGGGGGAGTTCTACGACACGGAGAACCTGACGAGCGCATACTACCCGCTGCTGGCCGAGAGAAAGAAGCGCGGCCTTGTAAAGCAGCTCACGGCGCCGGGCGGGCTGCTCGGCAAGGAGAAGCTTGCATACGTGGATAACGGGACGCTCTGGTATAACGGCGAGCCCACGGCGCTGTCAGGACTCACGGCGGGGGAAAAGCAGCTGGTGAGCATGGGGGCATACATCTGCGTGTTCCCGGACAAGAAATACTACAACACCGCGGACGCCGCCGACTACGGGAGCATGGAGGCATATTACACCTCGACCGGCACGGTGAAGTACACGATGTGCCGGGCGGACGGCTCGGAGTACGCCCGACCGACAGTCTCGGCGGCAGCGCCCGAGGAACCGGAGAACGCGGCGCTGTGGATAGATACCTCGCAGGAGAAGCACGTGCTCAAGCAGTGGAGCAGTGCGACGCAGGAGTGGGTATCGGTGCCGACGGTGTACACGAGGATCCAGTTCATATCCAGTGGCGAGCTGCCGGGACTCTTCAGCGTATACGACGGGGTGGAGATATCCGGGGCGGGCGTTGAGGACGTGAACGGGACGAAGGTCATATACGCCCTCGGCGGGAGCGAAACGGTGCTGGACTACATAGTCGTTACCGGACTGCTCGAAGCGGCGTATGAGCAGACGACGGGCACGGTCAGCATAAAGCGCACGGTGCCGCAGATGGACTACATCTGTGAGAGTCAGAACAGGCTATGGGGCTGCTATTACGGAAACGACGGGGAGCAGAGCCTCAACGAGATATACTGCTGCGCGCTCGGCGACTTCAAGAACTGGCGGCAGTACATGGGGCTGAGCACGGACTCATGGACGGCGTCGGTCGGCTCGGACGGGCCGTGGACAGGTGCGGTGAATTACCTTGGCTACCCCACCTTCTTCAAGGAGGACAGAATACACCGCGTGTCCATATCCGCATACGGTGCGCACCAGATAAACGAGACGGCCTGCCGCGGAGTGCAGAAGGGCAGCGGGAAGAGCCTTGTGGTCGTAAATGAGACGCTGCTGTATAAATCACGGTCGGATATATGCGCGTACCAGGGAGGCTTTCCGAGCAGCATATCCGACGCGCTGGGCGAGGAACTGTACTCCGACGCCGCGGCAGGAGCGATACGCGACAGGTACTACATATCCATGAAGGACAGCAAGGGAGAGCCGCAGCTCTTCGTATACGACATGGGGAAGCGCCTGTGGATGCGCGAGGACAGCTTGGAAGTCGACAGCTTTGCGCGAGTGGGCGATGAGCTGTATGCAATATCCGGTAAGCTTCTCTACGCACTTCAAGGCACAGTGGGGGAACCGGAGCCGTTTGTCAGCTGGAGAGCGGAGACGGGGATACTGTACTACCAGTACCCGGACAAGAAATATATCTCGCGCTTCAACATACGCGCGCAGATGGAGGAGGGGGCGGAGATGGATGTATACATCCAGTACGACTCCTCGGGTGTATGGGAGCGCAAGGGCAGGATAAAGCTCAAGGGGACGAACACGGTGACGGTGCCCATAAGGCCGCGGCGCTGCGACCACATGAGGATCAGGCTCGAGGGCAAGGGCATGTTCCGGCTGTTCTCCGTGGCAAAGATAATATCTTTCGGGAGTGATATGTGATGGAAGTATTTGAATACCCCCCGATACTCACGGGGAGCGTTGAGGAGCAGCTGGCGCAGCTGCGGGATTACCTTGTGCGCCTGACGCAGAAGCTCAACGAGAGACAGGAGGGCGGCGCGGCATGATGGAGTTTTATGTGAGCGGCCAGAGCCTCAAGATGTTCACGCCGGTGACGGCGGCGGACAGCCTGAAGTACCTGACGGCGCAGTTCCATTTCACGGATGATGATTGGGACGGCTACACGCGCTGGGCGCACTTCCGCAGGGGAGAGACGGTATACGACATAGAGCTTGACGGGGAGGACTGCATCACCGAGGAGGACGCACTGAACCTCACG